TTATGCCTCGTCCAGGCTTCTTCAATGTGCCACGCGGTGACAATGACCTTGACAGGCATTTGCGCAACTTCTTTGAATCGCGGTTGGTCCGGGGCCCTGCTCGTTGGCCTCAGCTCGTATTGTCTGGTGTTGCTTCTTCTGCCAAATCAACTTTGCTTCGGCAGTATTTTATTCAACGTGACCTGCAGCACGTTCTCGTTGTCGTCCCGTCCAACGCTTTGGCTGCAGAATGGCGACAACTAGCTGATCAGCGTTTCACCGTGGTCACGCAACATTGTGTGCCACGCTATACGTACAGGTATCAATATGTCATTGTTGATGAAGCTTTTGCGATGGACATGCAGACTTTAGTGGCTTGGAGTTGCATCACACATTGGTTTAACGCAAAGCTTATCTTGCTTGGCGATCATACGCAACGTGTTAGCGAGGATGGTCTTCCTCACGTAACTCATGAGCTTTTTGTCTCGCGTAGATTTCACATGCCGGTTGCCAATGCAGTGCCTCATGACGCGTTTTCGATCTATCATAGCCTTTTACCGTTCGACGCTTTTCGCGCTTTCGCTCAAACACGTTCTCCTAGGCCGCGGTCGATCGTGTTTGTACCACGTGCCGACTGCGCTGGTGCGTTCCCACTTGCCGACATGTATCTTAAGGCACATCTGCATCAGGCGCTTAGTTTCCGCGGTCAAGATGCAATCACAATCGGTAGCTCTCAAGGCATGCGCGCTACCAGCGTTGTTCTTGCCGGCGACGTATCGAATGCTCAGGCTATGTGGTACTTCAATCGTCCCGGCGCCCGTATCGTGGCTTTGACGCGCGCAACTACCGTCACGTTTGTTTTTGGCGATCATGTTCTCAGGGATGCTTTTGTTGGTGGTGGCGACTGGGATCACATTCCCTATGTTGGCGCACTTGCCGCACGCGACATCAAACCGTTTTGTCTGGATGAACTTGTCACACCGCAAGTCATGTCGGATGAGATGCGTTCGAGGACAACCTTGTCCTCTTTCGGTTATCTTGACATCTCAGACAGCTTGGTTACGCGCAACGTTATTAGTGACACACACCTTCAGGAACGTCATGCATCTGTGATGCCGGTCCTAGCTGCTGAACTCCAGTCATTGATTTTTTCCAAAACGAATTTCTCAACGGCCAAGGAAGCGGGTGAGCTTATACCATTTCAGATTGGTCGACCTGTCCGCCTCCGCAAGGTCGGTGAGATAGGCCCGCTTGTGATGCGCACTGATGTGTTGTCCAATTTCTACGAGGGATACAAGATGGGCGATGTGCAGGTTTCTAGCTCACAGTTCGAATCTTTGCGCAATTTTGCGTTGCGAAATCTGGAGCCCGTGCACCCTTTTGGTATTTCAATCAATGATGCAACGAATGCTTCGATCTTGGTAGAACGCTTTTCTCGAACCTTTCTCTCCAAAGACGCCACTCTCAATCTTGAGGGTGACTTTGCGAAATATTGGTTTTCTCGACGCTCTCCTGCGATTTTCCAACGTGCCGAGGAGTTTTTCGGTGAAACCAGTCGCAGTGTAACCTTCTCTTCTTTCTTGAAGACGCAGGTCAAGGTCAAACCCGCTGCTGGTTTCGCTGCAGGCGTCAACTACGGACAACAGATTGTTTCTCACGAACTCGGCTACGCTCTTCGCATGGCAGCCTCCCAATCGATTGCGTTCGCGCGCGCTGGCAAAATTCTTCGTGAAGGTGTCGTTTTCGACATCGGCTACTCCGACGATGAACTCGCGCGGAAGTTGCGCTCGCTTGCACCTGATTTCGAGAAGTGCAACACGCAGATCGACCTCTCACGTCAAGACAGTTCACACGACGCGGTCCAAGTGCTTTGCTTCGCCTGGTTCCTTTCTATGGTCGGCGTTGATGACGAAACGATCAGCCTCTATGTTGCCATGCGTTCCAGGTATGGCGTTAAGTCTCAAGAGCCTCACTTGTTTCGCGGTGAGATTGCTTGGTCCTTACCATCCGGTGATCCTTTCACTCTCCTTGCCAATTGCGTTATGACCGCCTTCTCAATTTTGGGAAGGTATAGTGAACGCAATTTATCAAAGTGCATCTACTTACAAAAGGGGGACGACGCTCTTTTGAACTGTCGCATCGAATTGCTCCCGGAGCCTTTACGTCTAGCGCGCAATGTCAAGTTCAAGGTTGCATTTGATACTTTGCCGTATCACGCGGGTCGTTTCTGGTTGGTAGACCATTTTGTTGCAGACCCCATCCGTGTTTTTTGCCGTCACTTTGCCAGACTTGCAGATCCGAATGTGACTATTGCTGAATTACACCAATCTTTCGTGTCACGTTCCGTGACGTTGTCGCACTCTGATGAACGTATTATCTCTTGTGCTTTGCTAGCCATGTATGACGGTTGGTCAAATGAAGATGTTGATGTTGCGCTTCGTTGTCTCGTCTCGCTTACGGATTACGACTTTTTTGCATCCACATGTCTGCACGTTGCAAATCAGCGCCGAGTGTACAACATGCCTTTTGACTGTGCATTTCGTTTCGCACGCGACGTTTTAAAGCTTGACTCGAGGAGTGCCAGACTTTTTAGGACGTTTGACCGAAATCAAATCGGCAAGATCTTGCGTGACAACAACTTTGTTGTTCACTTTGTCGATGACTTTGCCGGGCAAATTGCCGATCATCCTTGTGTTTTGCTAACTGAAACGCATATCATGCTCATACTAAATCTCAATGGCTCGCTGCCCTACGAATCTAGCAATGAGCTTAAGAATTCAATCGTTCAGTCATGCCTTCTACCACTCACTCAGTCAGCATCACTACCAGCAACTTCTGCGTCAAAGTCATCGGGACGGACATCGAAGACTTATCAGGCGATATCGCCAGATATAGCAAAGTTGTCATCAAATCGGTCAAAGTCAGGGGGGTCCTTCTTCCCTCCACGCGAACGATTCTCGTCATCGGTTGCTGGCCGCAAAACCTCTCCGGCGATGAGGACTTTGACTCGGCCTTTGGCCTCTCTTACGGGCATTTTGCCGTCAGCAACCAAGACGGCCCAACCAACATCAAGTTCGACATTGATCTCACCGGACTCATCACTGACTTGCACGACTATGGGCGCTACGCCAAGCCCATGGCATTCTATGCATATCACAACCGCGAAATCTCGGGCAACGCCACGCTCGCGAATATCGTCTTCGACATCGAATACGACGTCTCAGGGGTCGGGCGCAATGTTGCGCTCGCCTAACTTTTTTGGCGTTCTTGACTTCGGTCTATAGTTTGTGGTTTTTGTTTTTTGAAATCCAAGTTTCTGTACAATGAAACCTAAATCCCTTGTCGTTGTAACGACATTGCTCAACATTGCGGATATTCACCGCATAGGGAC